CGCGAAGTGTATTCACATGACGTGCACCGCCAAGTGAAATAAAATTGAAGGGAACATCATAGGCCCTGGAAAGTCCATTTCTAATAAGAGAAGTTTTTCCCACACCAGGTGGCCCGGAAAGGGCAATGATATTTCCATTTCCGTCTGGACTATTGATTCTTTTTGCGATCACCTCGAGAATGGTGTTTTTAGCGCACTTCTGACCAAAAATATGACGATCCATATTTTCTTTAATCTTGACCAGAAAATCCCTTTTTCTCGTGAGAGTATCATCTCGACCAACGCTTTCTCCGGCATATTTCCCAAATGGGATCTTGGTAAAGTTATCCAAAAATTTCTTTAACTTGAATTTTTCCCCATCATTTGGAGCTCCTGGCATATCCATTTCCTCAAAGTTCGAGATCATTCCCAAAACCCGCTCTTTGATCTCCTCTGGAAGGACCATCCCTTTCACAATTGTTTCGTATTTGTGAACCTTATCGTTGGTTGGAATGCTATAATCCTCGTCCTCAATCCATCTACTCTTGAAAGGTTCTTCATCTTGAACAATAAAACCATTTAGTGAGGAGGTCTCACTGGGGACAAAAACACCATCTGTTTCAAACCGTCCTTTTTTCAACTCTGTCAACGGTACGTCATCCTCGGAGTCACTTTCAACTATTCTTTTAAGGCGCTTGGAACGTCGAACCATTTTAGTAAAGTTTCTGTTTAACAAAAAATGGATGATGAGTGTCCAATCTGTTTTAGCGAATTAATATTTGATGTGGCCAAATTATCATGTGGTCATAGATTTCATAATTATTGTATCAATGCATGGAAGAATAAAAACAACACATGTCCTACCTGTCGAGCAAGAGTGGAAATTACAAAATATAATCCACCTCGATGTTGCATCTTTCTTTAATATTTAGGTTGATGACATGATTTGTGAGGTGGTGATCTGCCATATTTCCTGTGTCACTTGATCAACTTTCATCACATCCCGGTACCTTGAATCCCATGAAATTAGTTTCAATGTTAGACTAGCCAGTTTTTTATTCCCAATATATTTGTTGATCTGATCCTTCAAAGGATTGTAAAATTTTTCGACAAAACTATTCAGTTTATCTCTTTTCGGTCTCTCGTATTTAAAATCATAAACACTGATAATTAGAAGGCCAATGGTAAAAAGAACCAGATTTTCATTAACTTTATCTGGGGATTCGGGAGGGTCTACTTCGTATCCATATTCTTCATCCCCCTTTCGTGAAAATGAACCAATATCTCCAAAAAAAAGTGCCATTCCATCCTCTGGTCCAGTTCTGTAACACTGATAGAGAAGATTCTCACTTTTCATGTCCGAAAAAACAATTCCCCTTTTCCATAAATCATTAATAGCGGATACATAATGTCTGATGATCTTATTCCTAAAACGGGAACTGATCCCTAGATCGAGTAAATCAAAAACATCTCCGTTGGCTTCTTGCATGATCACAAATGGATTTGACCATTGATCATAAATGACATGATAGGGTATAATATTATGACGATACTCATGCAGTACCAGTGAAATCACCTCAATCTCCCAAAATGGATCTCGAATCGGAATCTTGATCGCAACACTACAACCCCCTTTTACTCTGCATGTATTCTCATCCCATTCAACAATATAAACAGATCCGTAACTACCCGCACCTTTTTTCTTAATTTTGTCAGCTGGTATCCCATCATAATAAATATTAAAAGAACTTTTCTTCGGATAAGATCGTTTCATGGTTCTTCCAAAATTAGTCTCAATATTTATTTTCCCCAAATTAGTTCGGGGAGGAATAAACTTTTTCTTACAAATTGTTTTTGCATCCATTTTAGTTAACCAGTTATTTTTTCTTAATCAGGTTTACTTTCTAAAAAGAAAAGATGAAATTGCACTGGAACCACACTTACAAGCTCAATTTGAACGGGGTAGAGGATGAATATGAGGTAAAAATCTATCGTTTCTCCCCTAGGGCCCTTTTTATGATAGCTCCCGACCAATTTAATGATGCCTTCGGTGCCCATCTTTCAGAGATTGGGGGAAACTGGAATACTTCTCTCAAAATAGACGATGATCATCTTTATTCTGGTTGGCTTTTTGATGTGGAGGATGAGACCCAGGGGAAACTTTTTGGATTGCTGAGGAAAATTCATTCCGGGCATGTGAAACCAGAGAAACCTTTCACGGTTGACTGTGATAGTCTTTATCAAGATATTCAGAAAGTTTTGGAAAAAATCCCATCTAAGAAAGGTTATTCAACCGTCAAGGTAAATGGAAGCACCGGCTTTCCGGAAGGAGAAATGATCTTTTGTTTTAACCGGGAACCGGATGAGTATGTCAAAGGTGACTGTGCACTGTTGATCGAAAAATCGAACAAGAGATTGGAAATCTTTCAATACCGATATCCAACAGTTTGAATAATGTGCTATCCATTTAAAAAATGGATAGCATCCCATTAGAAATATGGGAAGAGATGTTTAGGAAATGGTTGGATGTAGGAGATTTGGTCCATCTTTCCGGAGTCTCTAGGTACTACAGATCTGTTTCTAAAAAGATCATGGCCTATCAAAGATTACCCTCAATATCATTTTATCGAAAAATACCACACCATCTTTGTGTGAAGGATATTTATCAAGTTAAAGGTTGGCCAAATATAGCTTTTTTCAAAAGTATCTATTTGAATGATTTGGCAAAAGATGTACATTTCCATCAGAGTTTCCAGACTTGGAAATTTTTTCCAAATGTTTATTTTTCGATAAATTGTTGGAGATATTCAAAAGAGTTACCAGAAGGATATGAGAGTAGAATCATCCATGTTGATTCTGGGGATCCAAAACTGTTAGAGGGAAAAACACCTTATCTTAGTTTCGCCAATCTTGATTCCCCTATTGTGGAGAAACCTTCACGTTATGTGAAGGGAGTTCATTTCAGATATTGTGACAATACAAACCTGGAGGGATATTCACAATTAGATGAAATTGAAATCAATAATCCAAATATCATGGATGATATATCTCCATTGGAAGGAATTCGAAAAGTCTCAATACGACATCATTTCTTTCTTTTTGATATTTTCCCTCTCCGTTTTTCAGAAGAGGTTGACTTGACTGGTTGTATGGAGGTGGAGGATTTTAGACCACTCCAGAATGTCAAATATCTCACCTTGGATCAAACATTAATCACAGATATTTCTTTCTTAAAAAATGTTGAGAAATTGTCTCTTGATAGTTGCAAGTTTCTTCAAAATATTGAACATCTGAAAGAGATGAAAAATTTAAGACGTTTGAATATCAACCGATGCCATCAAATTGAATCCCTTGAACCCCTTCGGGATCTGAAAAAGTTAAAATGGGTTTCATTGAATAATTGTTATATGGTTGATAATGTTTCTATGTTGGGTAATGTAAACTATCTGGATATTTCAAGGACATCTGTTTCGGATGTCTCATTGTTAGGAGGATTGGAGACTTTGATCATGAGATCTACCCTAGTTGAAGATGTCTCAATGTTGAATGGTTTGAAAAAAATAAATATTACTGGTTGTAATAAAATTAAAGATATTTCAATGTTGGATAAGGTTAAAATAATCATTACAGATTTTGATCGTAAACTCTAAATATTTCAATGTTAAATTTCAGAGAAGCATGTTTCTGTTCTCACAAATTGTTTGAACTTGGAGATAAAAATAATTATTTTCTTCTTAAAAATGGTTAGCGTAGGTTCATTCATTGTTGGGCTAATCATCCTTGTAATTGTTCTCACAGTTATGGGTACGCTTGTTTGGTCAAATCGCAATCTAGCCAAGAAATGGGTTGCCGTTGGTAATGGAGATGTCACATTGGCCTTCTCAAATGACGGTATTAACTGGACTGGAGTGGACGGTCTTTTTGGGGACAACACTATTGGTCGTGGTGATAGTGTTTATAGGGCTGGTGATCGTTGGGTGGTTGTTGGGCAAGATGGTGATAATGAAGGTGCAAATATTTGGTGGAGTGATGATGCCGAAGTGTGGAATTTGGCCACCAACAACGACAATGAAAATGACGTTTTCTGGGGAACCGGGGTTAATAACACTGGAAAATGTGTCACACGTGGTTCGGATAATCTTTGGGTGGCTGGTGGAAATGGTGATGTGACCAGTCTTTACTGGTCTGATGATGGCAAGGTTTGGAATGAGTCCGAGAACGCAGTTATGGTGGATGTGAATGTTAATCAGGTGGCCCATCTGAATGGTTTGTGGCTAGCTACTGGGGAGGCGGACACTGATGGTAATGTTCTCTTCTACTCAGAGGATGGAAAAACCTGGACTGCGGCTTCTTCCTCGGATGGGAGCGACATTTTGGGTGGTGCAAATGGAAGGGGTTTAACCCTTGCTTACCGAGATGGTCTCTGGTTGATGGGTGGTGGAAATCTTGTCTCAACCGAGAAACAGATCTGGTGGTCAGAAGATGGTATGACCTGGACAGGTGTTTCTACCAGTGATACTTTCGGTACTGATGGACAAGTGGATGACATTATTTTTGGAGACGGAAAGTGGGTTGCCGTCGGTGTAAGTGAAGGAGGTCCAACAGCTGTTCTTTATTCAACAAATGGAAAAGGCTGGACAGAAGGTTCTTCGAACACCGGGGATCATGATCTTAAAGATGTTGTCTATTCGAATGGTTATTTCATTGTCAGTGCACAGAATAATGACACATCTGACCCAGTTATTTTCAGATCGACTGATGGTATCACCTGGGAAGATACCAATTTCTCCTCTGGGACAAACAATGTGCTTCAACGTTTGGCCGCGAATGGTTCTTTCTCAGTCATAACTTCATTTGATACAAGCGGAGACGAGTCACTTTGGTATAGTGAGAATAATGGTTTGGACTGGACGGCGGTTGAGGATAATCCATTTGGGGTTGAGGGAAATACTACCGATGTCATCTATAGTTAAACTCTATCACATAAGATAGATTAAAAGACAAGACATATTGAAATGTCAATATGTCTAAATATGATTGTTAAAAACGAAGAAAGAGTCATCAAGAGATGTCTCACTTCTGTCGCTCCCATTATCGATTTCTTTGTAATCATGGATACTGGAAGTACTGACAATACCGTAAAATTAATTAAGGAATTTTTCAGTGAGAGAAAGATAAAAGGGATTATCAAACAAGGAGAATTTAAAAATTTCTCACAGGCTCGGAACAAGTCACTCTCAATCGCTTATGGAAAATGTAAATGTGACTATATCTTTTTTATTGATGCAGATATGGTATTGGATGTGAGAGGTGAATATAATCTTGAACTAGACAGTTATTATATCACACAAGGAGATGGAAGAGTAGAATATAAAAATATGAGAATAATTAGAAATGATAGGAATTGCTATTATAAGGGATATACGCATGAAGTGATTCTTCCTCTACGAAAAGAAGGGTTTACAATGGGCTATCTTCCCCAGATGCATATAACTGATTATGGGGATGGTGGTTCAAAAAGTGATAAATTATCCAGGGACATTCGACTTCTTTCCTGTGAGATAAATGAAGATCCTCAGTATACCCGACCTTATTTCTATCTGGCGAATACTTATTTTGGAAAAGGAGATCTCTCATCAGCTGAAAAATACTATCGAATTAGAATTGGTTTAGGAGGATGGAAAGAAGAGATTTGGTATTGTTATTATAAACTAGCCATGATTAAGATTTTGGAAAAGAAAATTCCAGAGGCAATCTGGTTTCTCTTCTCATCCATTGAGACACATCAACAACGTCTAGAGAGTTATTTTCATCTTCTTTTCCTACTTCGTGAAAGTAGAATGGATAAGATATATGAAACATTTAGGGAGAAGGCTCTTGATATATATGAAAAGAAATTTGAAACGACTGATTATCTATTCTATGAGAAAGAGTTATGTGAGATAGAAATAAAAAAATTAATAAAATAAGAGAAAACGATGTTAAAAATTAACATTATCTCATTTCATGGTGGTTGTTTCATCGGAGGTAATGTAAACTGGGATAAAAAACAAAATTCATTCCTTGAAAAATGCGGCTATAAAGTGGACCAAGTTGCATTTCCAAAACGTCATTCTAAATTTTTGAAGTGGATGCGCGAGTTTGATTTCACTAAATATGATGGTAAAATATACATTCTTGGACGTTCAAGTGGTGGTTATTTAGCCAAGATTTTTTACGAGTATCATAATAGAAAGTGTCAGGGTGTCATTTATTTATGCCCTGTTTTTAACCCATGTTTTCGTGCTGAAATAAAGCCAAAATTTAAGACCAAAACAGATCTCTTCTTTGATCATCCCCCAAAAAGCACTGAAAACTGGGATCATGAACGAGAAATTCTTTTCTTGGCAAAAGATGATCAGAATGTACCCAATGAATTATTTACAGATGACCAATTGAAGAGTGCATATCATGTCGGTCCATCCTCGCATATTGGAATGTTGAGTTGTACTTCAGATGGATTTAGGAATATACTTATGGAAAGAGTAAAATTGAAAGATTAAGAAACATTTTGCTATTTTAAATGTTTCTTTACAAACTAGATCTTTCAGAGGAATACTATCAACTCTACGGAGCCCCCCATGAGGGAATCGTCAAGAGTTATGTTGTCTCAGCTTCTCATCCCCGGGATGCCCAGGTTTTGGCCAATAATCATCTTGGGGGTAGGGAAAGGAATGTTTCTTTGGGAGGTTTTGGACTTCTCGGGTATGGAGACCGGACAAATATCTGGTTACACAATAAATATATCACCATTTCAAAAATTGGAACAAGTGAAGTTCCGATGGGTGTGATCATATTTTCATCACAATGATGGTTGTGTGAATCACAAAGAAACAAACATCAAATTCTTCTCAATAAACAATTTCTTGAGAATATCACACAATTTTCCCTTTCTGACCTTATCTCCCTTTCCTCCCGGTGGAAATAGCTTTTTGTATTGTTCCGGGTCAAGATATTTCAAAACTGGTTTCAACTTACCCACTGTAGCATTTCGACAAACCAAGCCTTTATTCCTTTCATTAGTTGTATCAACAATTCGAAAGAAAGTTTTTTCTCGTTCCACCAAACTTTTCTCAGTTTCTCCACCCCGGTAAATGTAGGTTCCATAATATTTTGAGGCACGATAATCCTTCATCAACAGATCATATTTCTTGTTAACCAGATAATTGTAAACATAATTTTCAGCAATGTCGGCATCTCGGAATTCTAGATCATCCAAAATGCGAATAGTCCGGTTCTTTCCCTCCAAAATAGAGGTGATTCCAAAGCCAGTACTTTCAGATGGACGGTAGAAATGAACCCTGACAATCCGATCAATATATCCTGGATCATGATCATCCAGATTGATATATTTCAAACCAGCAACAGATTTTTCTCCTCGAAGACGACCTTGTCCAGATCTGTTTTCATTAGAAAGGGCCTCCCGAACTGCCTTCAGATAATTTTCAGGAACCTTTGACTCAAGAATATAGTTGTCAAGAAGAGATACAATTTCTTTGTTCAGGGGAAGCTCGGTTCCCTTCACCTCGCGGATAATTGAATCTTCAAGAAGTTTTTGGAAAAGTGAATAATCCTGACTCACTTCATAAAATCTTATCAAATCCTCACGTAAGTCTGGTCCGCCTTTCCTCTCAACAAACTTATCAACTTTCTTATAAATATTACTATCCGGACCAGATTCCTCAAATGTGACCGAGAGGTACGGGAAATCAAAATAAACACTTTTCTCAGTTGAAATTCTATGAGAACGATGGAAATTGAATCGTCTCAAATGAAGCATATTTCCGGTGATCTGTAGAACATATTCATTGATATTCATAGAATCATGGATAATGTCCTTATTATAAATCATATCCTGAATGGCATTATAGAAAGTATAATCATTAGAAACAATCTTCTTTTCTTTTAAAATTTTCTTGAAAACTTCAATATCTATCACATCTACTCCTCGGAAAACAGTTATAATCTCTTTCTTGATCATTTTAATCACTTCACTTGAATAGAGAATATTGTAGGTGTTATAGATAATATCATTATGGTTTGGTCCCTGATTGTAGGCAATCCCAACCCGGCTTGGTTTTGGGAGACCTAGTTTTTCATTTGTAGAAGTAGGGGGATCTTCGGCTCTCCAAATCTTAAAATATTTAGTCGAATAATCTGCAGATGGAGATCCAGAAACATCACTCTCAAGCACATTTCTTTCATAATTGAGATAAGCATCAAATGCTACAATTTTCATAAATCTGATAATTCTCCGATTCTTAATATCCTTCATCTCTGATCTAAGATAATTCTGAACATCAATAGTAGCTTTTTTGATCCCCCCATCCTCAATTCGTTTTTCCTCTTTTTGATTAACCGCGGCAAGGCGATAAACCTCTAATCTAATCCTTTTTCCTTCACGTTCAAAAAGATCTTTGTGAGAATCGGCCCGTTCTGCTCTTTTCAGGATCTGATACATTCCGGAGTGATGCCAACCAGGGGTCATTAGATATGATCTCCTGACATGTTTCAAACTGACCCCAACCCCGATCTTATCACTTCCAATCAATATTTGGATATACTCACCATCAATGTTATCCTTAGAACTGTAAATATCGATCAGGGCCTGTACATCAGGGGTTTCTGCTGTCAGTAGAACGAATCGCTTCTTTTTCTTGATTCCGATAATACGATCACTCTTCTTGTCATGAACCCCAGCAGTGTTTTTAAGCTCATCAAATCCAAACAACTTCAAGAAAAGACCCAATAGTTTTGCACCTGCCGCATTAACAGCGCGGATATAAACAAAACTATTCCCCATATTCTTAAGTTCATTATCAATGACAAAATGAAATTTGACACTCATTTCCTTCAAATTTTCCAAGCTTTTCTTGGGATCATCCTTGGGAAAATATTCTGTAAGAGGTTTCTCCACAACAAACTCTTTTGTCTTTTTGTCTCTTCGTCTCACCTTGCTCTTAAAAATCATGTTCTTTTTCTCATCATAGTCAAGATAAGTTTTGGCAGCTTCTGGACCAATCATTCCATTTGGGAAAACAAACAAC